CGTAAGCTGGTGCATTATCCCAACAACCCAACGACATGTGTTCTAATATAGTCTTTACATCGTTTATTGTTTTTACCTTTTGGAAATCTATGGGTCTCCATCTAGGTTCTGGTATGGGTTTAATAACCTCTAATTTACTTAACCTCTTTTTCGATTGCGGTGTCTTCCTCTTTTTTGCTGTTGCCATTTTCTTTTTGTTGAATGTTTTTTAATGCTGAGTACAATGCATCGTAAATTATAGGACTTTGTTTTTCGTATTCTTTTACCAATTCGTCTATACTCTTCTTTTTGGGTTCTTTATATGCAAGAATTTCTTTGATAGTTCTTGGATTTCCTGGAGGAATATTCTTCCACAAGGTATCCTTCTTTTTAATCAGTTCCGCTATTATTTGTAGTCTCTCTCTTTCCATTCTTTCTGCAAAGAACGTGAACAAGAACCATCTCTCGATGATTTCATGCCAAATTGCTTTAATCTTTCTTTTCATCTTCTACTTTTTTAGGGTTAGTCTGATTCTTCCACTCAGATTTAGGAGCGTAAGACCACTGACTTCCTGCCATTTGATAAGCTTGTACATCGGATACTCTAATAATGTTACCCGTCTTTTTGTTTTTTAAACACTTCATGTTGTCCATGTTTTATTTGATGATGAAATACATTTTGAATTTACACAATTTATTGCAATCTTGTATTAATTTGTTTATGGTATCCTTCCACTCTTTGTGTTCTGTCTTCTTACGTTTGTCTGGCTCTTTAGAAAACATGTCCTCTATCTTTTCTACTATTTCTATTACAGTGGCCATCCTATTAATTTACAGATTCCTATAATTGCTATACAAGAAAGCAGCAACACTACTGAGAGTGCTGCTAATCTTTCGTTACTATCTTGTTGTTTCTTGCTTCTACCTTGCATACTAAAATCTTTTTGCTAGATTTAATATGAAAGCCTCTTCTTCTTTACTTAATACATTCCACTTTGTGTGTAATTTATCTAAAGCTTCCATGTATTCTAATTCTGTTGCGCAGACTTGTCTATCGGTGTCTGTATTTTTTAAATAGTCTTTGTCTTTTAACCAATCTATAGCTTCTTCTATTTCGTAATCGCTACAGTCTTCTAAAAAATCTTTAACGTTTACATCAACGTCAATCTCTGTGTCTACAGGTACTAAAATGTTTGGCATAACTTTTATTTTTTTATTTTATTAAATGATATTTGTCCGTCAGTAATAATCATATACTCTTGACTTGTCTCTTGTACATCAACAAAGTAGTATCTACCACCTGTTGCCTTACCTTCTTTGTCTATCTCGTTCTGATACGTGTGACCAACCACTTGAATAATCTTCTTACGTAGTGTATCCTTATTAGCAGACATCAAAGCTTTAGGTCTTATCCACATCGGTCCTTGATATGTCTCGTTACCATATCCGCCTGATCCTATTACCGTTCCATTCTCTATATCTGTTATCTTATAAGATCTGTAACATAGGTTTGCTGGTGTATACTTAAATGTCTCGTTGATTTGATCTACCATTGTATCAAGCTTCCAACTAGGAATGAAATCGTCTAACCATTCGCTACTGATTCCTGCGTGGCTGAATACAAACTCGTCCATTCTATGCGCAACTTCTAAGTGTTGTCTGTTCTCTCCTATCAATTGTTTAATCACCATAGCCATTCTTGTTTGGTAACCTGAAGTGGAACTCTCGTTTATCTCTGGAAAATAATGATAATCGTGGTTACCTATTAACATGATAACTCTAGTCTTGTGTTGATCTTCAGTACCTGCGTTGGTGAATGAGGTCTCTTTGAACTCTACGATCTCCTTAAAGTTATGCATCTGTTCTACAGCAGAAATATCAAACGAATCGAAGTAGTCGCCTAAGAATATGACTGTATCCGCATCCTTCTCTTGTGCTACTATTTGTTTCCATTGATCTCTACCATGGACATCTCCTATGATAATCGTTTTCATAACCTAAATTTAATCTAATTAATAATGCTGATAAAATCTATCTCCAAAGTACCTGAATTGCTACGATAGAAAAACCGAGTAGCAAGCACACGATAGTTTTAAATGATAGTGGCTCTTTAAAAATGTAGTGACTCATTAAAGTAAACACAATTATGCCAATAGAAAAGCCTATCAATCTGCTCGGCCATATTTCGCCTTCGAAAGCAGTTATGAAGTATCTAACGGACTTTAGGTACATCCACGTTAGAGGTAGTGATAAAGCGTAAAGTAAAAATTGATATTTTGGGTACCATTCCCATTTTATTCCGCCTTGCAATTGCAAGAACGCAACGATCTGCGCTACTAATCCGTATAGGATACCGAAAACTAAATTTTGCATAACTGTTTTTTGTTTGTATTATTCCTCTGTTGTTGGCATCGTCAAATTCATCATGTCTCCGCCAGTCTCGGCTACCGCTTTTCCTTTTTTACCCTTAGCAATCAACTTATCCATTTCCATTTTGATCTCCTTTAAAGACGCAGCATATTGTTCTAACTGCTCTCTATCGTCTGTGGTAAGGTTCTTAATTGCTTCTTTAACGGTAACAATCGTAGGTTCTGTAACCATTCCAGTTACTGTGTCTAAGCCTTCTGATAATAGGCTTGCTATTTGTTTTGAATAGTCTTGTGGGTTTACGTAGCTCATGTTTCTTGTTTGTGTTAATAAATATTAGCCTATTGAAGCCTGAGCCAATTGTTTGAGCTTTCTGCCTACCTCAGGGTCTTTGATTATCTGTATTGAATAATCTGTCTTACCGTCTACAACGAGGTGTCCTGTGAATCTCTCTGCTGTGCTGTGGTTAACACAAGTGGTAGAGTAACCAAGAGCCACCCTTTTTGGGTGGATCTCTACGCTACATACTTTACAATACTTTTTACTCATATTAGAAGTGTACTTTTTTAATGTCCTTAATTTGCTGCTGAATCAACTTAGCCGCTGTCTTGTTTCCTTGAGCGAGGTAGAACTTAACTTCCTTCTCGAGTTCTTCGATAGTCTCTATTAGTTCGTCTTCGTTCTCGTTGTAAATGTCGCCAATTTCAATTTCTTCAAACATAGATTATAAATTTTGGATTTGTTCTAATAATTTTGTTACGTCTTCTTCTGTTAGATAACCTTCTACGTCATTAGTTACTGGTGTGGTGTAAGTTAGATCGTCATTGCTGTCTGTGACCGCTAACTCGTATAGACCTTTGTCTCCACCGTACGTGTGAGGTCCTTTAACTACTGACGCACCGTATCCGTTATCGAATTTGATACGACTAATAATACCTGATCCCATAGGATGGGTTTTGAATTCTAAATCGCTGAATGTTTTCATTTGTTTATTGTTTTATATGTTACCAACTTGATTGATATGTGTACTCTGCTGTGTCTGCATCTCCTGCTGACACAATACTCATTAAGATATCGTACGTGTTCTGTACTTGCTCGAAGTAGTAGTCGTCGTAGTCTGTACTTCCAAAGAAAAAGCCTGAGCTTCTTGGTAACAACTGCTCTGCTTTACTATGATCGTCTAATACGTCTTCGCAAGCATTCAACAGATCTCGCAATTGTTCGTAGTCTACTCTGTACTCTGCGCAATTGTCTTTTCCCTTCTGCACATTCTCTACGAACCACTGATGGATCTGATTTGCTTTGCGCCAATATCCGACTTCTTCTACGATGTATTCAATCTTTTTTGGATTGATGAACGGATGCGGCTTACCACCTTCGGTAACTGTTACTTCGCATCTCTTGTCTTCGCGTACCCATTCTCCTGTCTGTAAGAATGTTTTTTTCTGTAAATACATGTCTAATCCCATAACTTTTATTTTATTTTATTTTTATTTAACAACCATTCTAAACATTTTTCGCACACATTTTTTGGATCTTCTTTGTGTAGTTCAACAAAGTATGTAGTCTTTGTGACAAATGTGCCTCGACTATTCCTTTGTATATGCCTACCGCACTGAGTTCTAGAAGGATGCAACTTACCATTGCCTAAACTTTGAAAGACGTGTGCTTTATAGTCCATTAACTTTTATTTTTGTTTAATAATATTTCCGCCATGAAAGTCGCCTCTTGCTCCGAAACCAAATTCCTTACCTAATCCATCGAGCTTTGCTACTACTGCAAATGTGTTATCGTAATCGTCAACAACATTGTAGTCGATACAATCGAAACTGTCTACAGCTTCTTTTTCGTTGTCAAATATCACCGTATTTATATAGTCCTCTGTCGTGAGGATAACTGCATATAATTTTTTACTCATAACTTTTATTTATCTATCTTTTAATCTTTTAAATACTGCGATAATTTCTGGCTTCTCTAATCTTTTTAAGAAAGCTTTCAATTTATCATCTAATAATTTTTTTTCTTTTTTAGTCATAACTTATTTATTTATAATTTAATTAGGCTACTTCTACTACAGTAGTAAATTTACTCATGTGATCAAGATACCTTTCAGTTTGCTTGGCATTGTATTTAGGTCTATCAAAGTTCTCCCAATTGTATACGGTCGCAATGAAGTCGTCGAATCTTGCTTTAGTAACAACTATAGGACTGAATGATCCGTCTTCTACCGCAGTAGTCTTTATGTTCATCTCGACTTTACCGTTTTTAACGTGACCTACAACTTCGAATGCATACACTCTTACATTATCGTATCGACCTCTACCTGTTTGTAGATCAAAATACTGATTAGGTTTTACTTCTAATGTATAAGCGCCTTGTTGATCATAATCAATATTGTAGTGTCTTTCGCACTCTGTACGAGAAGATATAGTATGCGTGAATCCAGCTTGCTTGTAAGAAGCTAAACCTTCTTCTAATATCTGAGCCTCTGTCTTACGTATAGCAAATTCAGTGTGAGATATTGGTTGCTCGAATGTAGCGTAACGTTTTTGTGCGTACTGTTGATACTCTGCTTTCCACGTAGGCATCATGAAATTGATTTGATTCAATAAAACTGCAACCATACCTAAAGTTTTTAAGTACGCAATAGTTTTAGTATCGTCGTACTCTACCTCTTTAGAATAGAAACTTAATTTTGCTTTAGCTTCTTCACCGTATCTAGCGTAGTGATATACAGTAATTGCATTGTGATTCCACATATCTTTTACGTCTTCTTCAGATGAAAAGATTTGTAATGTTTCTCCACCACTTTGAAGTTTGACTGTGTATGTTTCGCCTGTAAATTTAGCGAACCACTCTGAGATACTTACTTCTAATGTAGCAACTTCTTTACTAAAAACATTGTCGTAGTAATACTTAGATGCTTCTTTTTGAGATTCCAATTGTGACTGTAACGCGGTCAACGTAGTTTGTAGTGTGTTCATAACTTTTATTTTATATTAATATTTTTTTATATATGATGCTCTAAGTGGCATCAACAAGGTAAAAGTACTGCTATCTATCGAAACAAAAAAATTATTTATCAAGTATCTTAAAAGTTCTTCATAGAGAACCAACGCGTTATGTATATTCTTTTTTAACATGCGCAACTGATTGGTTTCCAATACGCATAAAATGGCCTATTTTGGGCTCTTTGGGCACGCTTGGTACCAAATGACTATAATATACTAAGCTTTTTGTTTTTGGACCAATGGGGCAGACTTGGGAGCTCCGAAAGTAAAGAATTTGGTCTTATTAGATGGCTGATATGGGCACGATGGACATGATGCACCGAATAGATCTAAGTGATAGTCGCAACCGATTTGATCTGAGCTGCATGGTTTGATAGCGATCTTCTTACCAAACTTTTTCGTAAACAATTGTTTCATAACCTTTAGATGGAGTTTATGTGTATTTTGAGATGAGTGTGTCTATAATTTGTTTTTCACTTTCAATTAAAACCTTTTTGTTTTGTACAGTCTTTACAAATTGTATGTGCTTCTCTACCACTTGTCTCTTAGCCGCAAATAAACCTGATATTCTAGAACCTTCGATACATTGTTTGTATTCTGTAGATAGGGCTTCTTTCAATAACAATAACTTTTGGTCGTAAGATAGGTCCTTGTTCTTCTGTCTGTTCTTAAAAGATTCGGCCAATTCAAATGCTTTGATTAATTTATCTCCCATTTTCGTTAGCGTCGATCTTTTAGTTTCCATTACTCTCTGTTTTTAACCATGTACTTATATATAGTCTTCTGAAGTTCTTGTAGTGCTGCTGTGTTCTCTCTTATCAAGGTATCCAGTCGATCTCTTTCTTCTACTAGTATCTTCATCATTTGGTCTTGCAGTTTATCTACCTTCTCCTCAAGTGCTTCGTTCTTTTCTACTAGTCTTAGGTACTGTTGCCATGCAAAATACCCTAATAAGAATGCCAATACCCCTAGTATACCGTATTGCATGAAGGCAGAACCTACACTAGAACTATCAACCGTTGCCTGTAAAATCGTCATTATCTTAGTTTAAATTTGAATACTTCCTACATAATAAATCTTCCCAATTCTCAGCTAAAACTTTGATCATCTTCGGTACCGGTTTGATCTGTCCGCTCTCTATTAACAAAACCATTGTGTCTACCCAAACCTCTCTACTGTTTATGTGTAGGTATTCGTGTAGCTCGGTGGGAATCTGTGCCTCTTCCGCTATTCTATCTAGTTGATCGTATATCAGCATATCCTGAACATAAATATTTGTGGTTAACCAATGTTGTATTCTTTTTTAAGAAATCTAAGACATTTTTTGTAGTCTCGTCTCTCTACTCTTAGCGCGTCCTTCTCCAACGGATTCTGATGGTGCGGTAGATACTTGGCCAGAATCTGATACTCGTGCATAGAGTGTTTAACATAATGTGTATACTCGTGTATGATTGTCTTAACAAGTTCTGCTAGATCATGATGAATTTCTTTGTTTACGAATATGGTCTGATCTATCTCGTCGTAGTATCCGTAGTCGTCGCCTGAAAGATAATCGGCCTTCCTAAATTCTAGGGCTGGATATGCACCGTTAATCTTAGACCTTCCGTAGGTAAAGTAACACCAATCCAATATCTTCTGTGCTGTGGATCTTGTTACCCAATTTTTTTCTTTGCTCATAAACCTAATGCTTTTCTTTCTGTTTTAGTTAAATTTGCTATGGCTTCTTTCTTGGCCTTTTCGTATTTCTTAAGTCGCTCTTTCTCTTTATCTTTATTTTTTGTTGATGTATTTTTCATATATGAGTTTATACTTCTTTGATAGTTTTTCTAATTTAGTTCCCGGTATTTTAAAATTGAATTCAAAGTAATCTGAATCGATACATGTGTATGCTTGAACTTCGTCGTAGAATACCTGCTCAGTGTATCCCATATCTGTTAAGTTCTTACACATTCTTTTATATATCGTAGGATCTATTTGTTTGGTAATGGCATCCACTTCTTTCTTGTACTTTTTATCTATATGATAGTAAGCATGGCACAACTCATGTTGAAACGTACTTGATACTGTATCTGATACTCCAATGATATAAGCCTTAGTTTTAGGACCGTATCTGAGATTTATAGTCTCTCGTATCTCGTCTAATATATTCATCATAACTCCATCGTATGCACTGTAGTATACAAATTTACCACTCATTTTATCGTAACACTTCTCAGCAACTTTAAGTGGGAAATTAAAACCTACCCAATCTGAAGCGTAACTAAATTTATCTCCATTCTTTCTACTGTACCACTCTATGTAGTCCCATATACAGAACACCTTGCCTCTGAATTTAGGGTTGGGAGATTCGTAATACTCTTGTACTCGTAAGAATAACATTGCTCTGTGGTACCTGTCTGGTACTATCACAGCGAATATCTTAGGTTTAATCTCTTCTATCGTGTATTGTATTTTCATAGTCTTTATTTTAAAAGTTCGTCTAAATCTATATTATAGTTACTCATAATTTCTTGCAATTCGTCTCTAACCTCTTGTAAGGCATCAACGATATCTTCGCTTACGGCATCTGGAGCATATTTGGTTTTGGCTCTTAGAAGTTGCTGTATATCCCATAAGGCGAGAGCCATGTCTTTTGCTTTTACGCAGCGCATGTGTGATGCTTCGTCAAATGCGTCTTCTAAATTAAATTCTAATACAGCTTTCATATTAATTTTTTTTAATGTTAAATAATTCTGGTCTTCTTTGTTTTAGTTTATACATCTCATCGTCTTGCCATACTGGTTTCTGATATTTGGGTTTGATTATCTTCCATACCATGTGATCGTATTCTCTGCCATCCCACATTGCAAATAGTATGGACTTATACTGTTTATCTACATACTTGTCCAAATGAAGAGCGAAGTCTTTTTTGCTAGGTTCTGGGTCCACATCGTTGTACTTACCATATCTGAAATAATCGTGTATCTTACCGCAGTGTTCTCCTACTGAAAATTTGGCGTAGCTTAAGTTCATAACCCAATTTCTGACCCATTTGTCAAATTCGTCAGGCACTTTTTCTAGGTATTTCTCTATATCTTCGCCGTTCTTTAATATCTCCCATATATCTACGTTAGAAAGTCCAGTCAATATTCTATGTAGTCTCACGTACTCCTCTCCTTTGATCTTCATCCTGGTTCCATCGTTAAATCTTACAACGAATCCTTCTTGATTGTTTTTAATCATGGACTTAAGTTGCTTATAATCTTTTATACCATCATATTGATATACTACATCGAAGTTGTCTTTATAGTAAGGAACTTGTACACTTGCTTCTATACCATCTGGTGAACAATCAATACAAGCAAGCAATACTAATTTTTCTAAACTTCCGTAGTTACACACAATCCTATTTTCTGGGTATATTATCTCGAATAGATATGTATAACCTGGGGATAATAATTCTGAGTTGTATTTGTTTAGCATCTCTCTACCCTTTATTGCCTGATCAGAAACAAAAGATCCTTTGGAAGCTAAGTGCCATTCTCCATTGTAGTAGAATACAATACCCAAAGATCCGTCCATCTTCTCGTACACATGAAACTCTTCGTTAGGTATCTCTTTCATTTCCTCCATATTGAAGAACTTAGGAAATGATTTGGCTATCACATTACCTTCGTTGTCCAATATTGTGCCTCTCATGTTCAAAGTAATATCGTCCCATCTCCCTTCGTATTGACACGTACGCGAGTAGTTATAGATAGACAGCGGTAAAGTAGGGTGATCCTGTTTTACCACATATCCTCGTTCTATGTAGTTGTTTAATATGTCTAAATCGTATTTCATTATAATTTAATATTAAAGCGTGATTTCATTTGTTCTATCTTTTCATCAGGTACTCCGTGTACGTTTTTACCTCCATGCCTATTCTCTATAATAAAGCTAAACACTTTATATCCGTATTGCTCTGCTAGTTTAAAGTACGGCTCCATCTCCCATTCTTGTGTGAATGTATTCGATACTACAATTTCTGGATAGTATTGAGGATTCGCTATGTTATCTTTCATTCTTATTTCTACTTCATTTCTGCACCACTCGTGTGCTTGTCTTAATTTACTAGCATCGAAGTTGTAATTGCCTTCTTTATCGTAGAAGAACTTATCAGCTTCACATATTGCGTAATCGTTCCACACATGATGAGCGAATGTAGATTTGCCTGAGCCAGGAATTCCTCGTATTAGGTATAACTCTTTCATATTTTTTATTTTGAATAATTTTCAGTTTTTTCGTGATGGTCAAATTTGAATAATGATTTGATTGGTTGTTTATTCATTAAGCTTAGCACTTCTGACATATCTATTGGATATAAATTGTTACCATCCACTCCCGCATCCATCATTTTGCCAGGTCCTATGCGTTGATTTGCAGGGAAGTGGACGTGACCGTGTAAATGGATTGTTCCTCTGGCCATGTTATTCCAACTAGCAATAGGATAGTGCATACACATAAACAACTGATCGCCCATTAGTGGAGTACCAACGTTGTACTTTACGTGAAGGTACAAGTAGTCGTGCACAGAACTGAATAAAGATTGTACGTTCTCTTTATTCTTTTGAATGTGGTCATCATGATTGCCTAATACTAAATGAATAGTCTTGCACACAATTCTATCTCTAAATTCCTTGATGCTATCGAATCCACCGAATGACCAATCTCCTAAGTGAATTAGTATGTCGTCTTGCTTAACCACTTCGTTTATATTATCTACTAAAGTAGCGTTCATTCTTTCTAAACTCTTGAACTCCCTTATTGTAGTAGGATCAGTCCACTTAGTGGTAGCTGAACATATATTAGCGTGATTATAATGCGTGTCACTCGTAAAAAATAACCGCTGTCCTTTTTCTAATGTTATCTTCATATCTTATATGTTTTCTTGTTCAAATAGTTTTTCAAATCTCTTCGGTAACTTATCGTACTTGCCTCTAAAATTACTAGGCATCGCTGCGATAATATTTTTGTTCCTATATGGTGGATTATCAGAACTCGACCATCTTCTTGTTTTCCTCATCCAATGATGAAAGTATAAATAAGCATTCGCCTTTTTGATATAATTTTCTTTGTCAATACTTAAGTCATATTTCTCAATCAACTTAGCAGATCTTTTCTCGTTATCTAATTCTAATTCTACAACACCTTGAATCGCTGATTCAATTATGTGAGATGGAAGATCCGTTCCTGTTATCCATGCATCCACCAATAATAGATACTTATTTGCTTTTACATACACTGGTACTTTGTCTATCCATTGAGTGAGGTGACTGTATTCGTGTACCAATATTTCAAACGAATCTTTCTGCTTCATCGCCACTTGCAATGTTCTGCTCTCGTCATCGAAATATCCTGTGCACCTAATAGACGGAATTGGCTTTAAATAGTTAACGTCTTTAAGCTTACACGATACCTTGTGTTTCTTACAACCATTTTTTACTAACTCAATAAAAGTCTTATCGTTTTTGCTTAGTCTCATTTATTATATATTAAAGTTTAATTTAGAATAGCGTTTAGTATCGTACTGCATCTGTAGTTCTAATGCGTTGATCTTGGTTGTCCTATCTTCGTAAGAAGAGGATACATTCAGAGCTCTCATCCAAGCTTGGAATTCTGGATCCGCAGCAACTTCTGCTCTTTGCATTTCTAGTTGCTCATATTTTTCTGGACATAATTTATCAAATACATTCATGTTGTTTATTTTTATGGTTATTAAATTATTCTGCGTATTCTTGTATATCGTAGTAGTGATCAGCTTGATAAGGTAATACACTTACTACATTCTTGGCATCCCACATTTGCTTAACGCACTTTTGGAATTCTTCGAATGAGTGGTACGGTGCATCTATTCTAGATCCATCGTCGTAGGTTACTTCTACTCTAGCGATCTTATAATTCTCTATGTATCCACCGAAGCGGGCATTTTCGTATTGATCGTCTGTTCTAAAAGTGAATTCAATTCCTGTTAAGTTGTCTATATACATAAGTTTCTTTTTAGTTATTAATAGCAGTATGGTCCTATCATTGTTAAAGGTACATCGTATCTACCAAATCCGTCTACTTCGTGTACAGTAGCTTTAGTCAATCTGATATCCTTTATGATGAATACTTTACCGCTTGTCTTCTTGTGTTCTACTATAACCTTATCACCGATACTGAATGCTTTACGTTTCTCTTTTGAATCTGTTTTCTTCTTTGCTTTAATGGTATCTACTACCATTCTATTTAACTTTGATAATTCTAATAAAGTCAATTTATTTAATTGTGACTGAGTCATGTTTATATTTTTATTAATTAAAGTAATATGATGCTTGTTCCCATCTACCATCAACATTTGTTTCTACTACATAGTCGCCATTGTATGCTCTATTCTCTCGTAGTACTAACCAAATTTTATGAGTATCGGTTTCGATCTTTAATTCATCACCGTCCCATGCTTGTTCGATTGTGTCCATGCTGTTTAACTCAGCTTTAGTGTATTCGTGTAACATAATTAAATTATTTATTGTTATAAAATTTAGAGTCGTCAATTTCGTTGTAAGAATAGTCTATGGTTATTCTCTCTTCTAAGAATTTCTCTTTAACCACACCTATCTTACGATCTTCTATAGTTACTGTACCAACTCCATCGTATGCTTCTAATTCTATTTCGTCGTATTGATCGCATGCCGCTTTGTAAGTAAAGAAAGGACCAAACATTACACTATAGTCTGATGCATCAAATCCATCTAATAAGAATGACTCACCGTATCCATCTTTGTACTTCATGTAGTATGGTGATTGAGTAACGAACCATACGTTAGGAGATTTGCCATCACCGATAATTTCACTAGCCAAATCCTTAGCTAACTTTGCTGTAGCAATTTTGTATTCGGCTAAATGATCTACTTCTACTTTAGGTACTTCTACTGTTTTAACAATACCAAATTCAAGTATGTAGTTCTTGATCTTAGTTACAATTTCGTCTCTCGTCATACCTTTATACAGTTTATAAACAATGTTATATGGTGCATTAGGAGTGTTTGTTTCTGCTCCAGTAGCAACGTTGAAAGTCCACGTGATACGCTCTGTTTCGTACATATAACCTAATGCGCTGTTAACATGACCGCTATCTAACCATGCTGGAATGTGACATATTACTTTCCACAATCCGCGCTCAGGATTTTTAACGAATCCTAAATGTCTTAAGTAAGATCTATATGTATTGCTACGATAAAACAATTGCTTATTATATTTTTTCCACCAAGTTGGTTGTTCGATACCGGCCATTGCTGCGTGGTATTCTTTAGTAGTGAATGTGTCACCTACGTTCTTAGAATTGATAAACGACTTAACTGATTGAAACAAGTTTGGCTTTGCGTCCATAGTAGCTAATGCTTCTACTAAAGCATCTTGAGCTACGAATGTATCTTTTAGGTTCATACCACCGATATGCCATTCGATTGTTTCTTTATCTGTATAACGACGATACTCTTTCCAATCGTACACACTAAATACAGTACCGTCTTCTAATTCCAATTCCCACTCGTTTTGTACTTTATCGTGATGGTCACCGCCACTGTTTGGCGCACCTAAGATAACTTGTAGATCTGCTAACGTAGCACTAAATGTAGCACCATGAAATGAAGTACCGTCCAACGATTTGTTTGTTTTCTTTATCATAACTTATTATTTGTTTTTATTTGTTTCAAAAATTGTTTTAAACATTACGTAACCTATAATACAGACTACGAAAATTACTATTAATTCACCTACTGAAATATACTGATTCATATTAATTAGTTTAATGAAGGCATTACTGAATATTCTATGTCTGTGTTGTGCCACTTTTTCATATACGATTGCCATGACATTTCACCTGTATCTATTTTTTGTTGATCTAATTCCATGTTACGAGGTACTCCACCAATAAAATTAGTACCAAACAATTCTACATTCGAAGATGGCCACTCAAAATTAACGTGACAGTCAGGATACACTTCGTAGAATACGTTGTGATTGGCACGAATGATTTCGATATCTTCGTTCTCAATATTAATAACACTGTCGATTTCGACCTCTTTAGTAAGAGCATTTTTAACGTGGATTCGTAATTGCATAACTTTTATTGTTTGATATAAGGTAAAATTACGCAATCCTGGATATCTAGAGCTGTTTTATTGAACTATTTTCGAAACTTCTTCATAGATAACCAATCAGTTATGCATATGTTTTTTAGTAATATGAGCTATTTTCATAACGCGTTGATTACCAATGGGTTGCAACCCTATGATAACCAATCAGTTATGAATGGTGCTAAATTATATGTGTAAAGCGTTGGGAAATTACTTGTAGTCTATGATATCGTCTACATTTAGGTTGCCTTTATCTTCGTAACCTATTCTTTCTAAGTGTTCTAAATAGAATGGATCTAAATCGTAAAACTTTGTATTGTTCTCGTCTAACACTTCTTCGTCGTGTATGTATTTTGATTCTATGTTTCTAGTAATTCTATCGCTGAATGGATCCACTGCAAATAAGAAGCTGCAGTTATAACACAACCATCTCAAGTTCTCTAATCTCCAATCAGATTTATTACCGTTTATAAAGTTGATAAGCAAAGGAACTTTCATATCTAATATGCGTTTCTCTTTGAATCCACACTCAGCACAACAATAACCTAATCTACCGTCTTTCATCAATAGATCTTTAAGCTTAGCCACTCTCTGAGGATTTGCTACTTGCTTTTCTACTAGCATCTCTTCTAAATCCTTCTTAAAGTTACTACCTTGAAAATTCTTTGGTATACCTTTAGCAGATTGATTCATGTGTAAATCAAATAAGGTTTTACCTGTATCTCTGTCTATATACTTGCTTGCATATTTCTTGTACGTAATGTACGTGATCTTCATCCATCTCGCAGCTTCGTGGTTGCTACGCGTATTGTTGATTGCTTCCCATATCTGATCTTCTGTGATCTGAAGACCTTGGTATATAAATTGAGGTTTGTCTTTATTCTCTTCCATTAATCTTGAATTTTGGGATTAATCATTACTAATAAGTTCCAAAGATCGTAAGGATTTTGTAATATTATTTCAGTGTCATTTTCGTCCAATATGGGATTTAGAGTTCCGTCTGGATTTTGTCTATCGTAAAGGTAGAATGCTATTACTTCTGAACAAGCTTCACCAAAGTGGAAATAGATCATGACGTCTATAACTGCTAAAAACTTCTCGTCGTACTTAAACATATCCATATCCATATCTGCGTACATCAATCCTTGTCTTACAAATATCTCGTCCAAACTGTTTATCATTTGTACGAACATCTCTTTCTTCTTATCAGATTGTGTCTTCTTCTTTCTTCTTACGTAAGACTTAACATTCAGCATGTTATCCACCGCATTCTGCACCTCTTTGAAATTGTCTGCCATCTTAATTTGTTTTATCTGTGTGAGTAACAACCTTACTAAACTTCTTAGACTTAATTAGATCTATAAGCTTTGTCATTCTGTTACACGCCTCGTAATCCTCTTCTTCGACGTAAAATAATATGCACGTTTCAAGTGCTGAGACCCATTGGTTTTTGTGTAATTCTATGTATGAGTTTGAATCGTTAATTTCAAAAATAGAAGCAAAGGTCTTCTTATTTTGTATAGCGTACTCTATCGCTTTTGGTACTTCGACCTTAAGAAGGCCTTTTAATATATTGGATGCTTCTATATCTTGAGCTGTCAACGTACCGATGTTCTCAAATATGGCTCGAGGAGGTCTATTTTGTTCCATAACTAGTTTTAATATTTTATTCTCCTCCGCCTTTGAATGTCTTCATTAGCATATCGGAGATGGATGTCAATGGTATTGTGAAACCTATAACATTCTGATAGGCATTTCTATCGTCGTAAGCAATGGTAATACCAGCATCTCCCATTCTTTTTTGGAGCGCAACAGATATCTTGTTTGCCAATTCCTGCTTGGCTCTTGGATCTTGAATCTCTTGATTCAATACGAATTGCATTTTGATACCCATCTTCGTGGTGTTATCGTTTACATCGAACTGTATTTGAAATGGCATCTTTTTGCCATCTATTGTCAAAGTTACTGGGTATCTAGGTTGTTGTGAAAGGGCCATCGTTCTTTTATCTTATAAATATTTAGAATACGTTCTTGATGAAGGTTCCCATCATTTTGTCTGTATGATCTATCATTTGTAATACGTCGATCTTAAGTCCGTTGTATTCGTACGTACCTACTGCATCCACTGATTCTCTAATGATAACCTGTATATTTGGAACTATATTTAGATCTACGTTCTCTTTTGCGTCAAAGTAGATAAGTATATCGTTCTGCTTTGGCTCTTCTATATTACGCACCCTAGCTTCAAGGATTAGATCTGTCTTAGGCTGTTCATGTTTTATATAGTCAGCAATTAAAGTCTGATCTACGTATATGTTATTGAACCAGGGCTCTAATGATAGTAATAGGTTAGCATCGCAATTCTCCACAACTATTCCTATATCGTACCTCGGTTTTAATATCGGCATTTGATACTCGTCGTTCTCAATCCAGCTACCCCACTTTCTGATATAGTTTCTTGCAGCTTTAGCAGATGCATTCTTAAAGTAGTCGTCGTCCTTGCCAATCTCTTCTGTCCATCTGTGTCCTCTACAAGTTAAGTGGTATACGAATGCGTCTCTTGACTGGATTAGTTCGTATCCATGTAGTATCCACCTTTGGAATATATCCGAATCTTCGTAAGGGAACGGCGCGAATAGTTTATCATGACCTCCCATTGCAACGAAGTCTTCTTTGTATATGATCCACGGTGCAAACATACCATTAGTTGTTAAGTCTTTGTACTCGTGTTGAGCTTCTAAAACGTATGCCTCAAATGCATCTAAGTTTAAGTTATCAAAGTCAGTACCAAAATCTCTAATCATCTTTTCTTTACCTGCTGGGTGTAGAGGAGGTTCCACTCTTGTTGCGCATACAACGGTTTCTTTTTGTAGATGCTTTAACAAGTTCTCTAGATAATATGGACCTAAGATCATATCTGCGTGCATGATACCTACTACTTCTGTCTGCGCTAGCTCGATTCCTTTATCGTATAGTATTGTATGACCAACTCTTTTATCAGATCTATATACGGCAGTAATATTATCATCGCTAATTCCAGCCAACCATTCAGTTGTACCGTCAGTAGATCCGTCATCTAACATAACGATCTTACAATTTGGTGCATGAGTTTTTATACTGGCGTATGCATTCTTTAAGTGTCTTAAGTTATTACTCGAAGGTATAACTAGCGTAACTTTTTCTTGTGTTAACATAGTTTTAAATTTGGTCTTTTCTCTTCTACTTTATTTACTTTTAATTTGAATATACCTAACTCGTAATCTCCAGACTCTGGTACATCGTAAGTTAATATATCTGGTAATGTTTGCACTAATTGCATTATTGAATTGGAATCTAATATTAAATCGTTATAATCTACGGAAACTATAATATCGTTTGTAAGTTCATCTACATATTTTGATTTGATATCAAAAGAACTTAATTGACTCATAGCATCTATGTACATTTTAGATACAGCTTCTTCTCCTAATTTTAAATTATTGAAGTAAGGTTCCAATTGATTTATCGTAGTTGCCATCTTATTACAATTCTTAACCTCTAAACCAATGTCGTACTTAACATTGGGTATTGGTTCTAATGTATCTGTTTGTTTTAAGAATCCTCCCCACTTACGAATGTACTCGTTCATCGATATAGAGTTATTTACTTGCCATGATTCGTCCTTCTTTTGAAAGTCTTCCATTTTTTCTACGTGTGCAAACTGTCCGCCTCTACAAGTCAAGTGATATACCATTGCAGACCACGATTGAATCAAATCGTAACCATGTAATTTGAATCTTCTAAATAGATCTGCGTCTTCGAATACAGATAAGAATATAGGATCGTGTCCTAAGTGTTGGTCTTTTCTAATTAACCATGGAGCGAAGATGCTTTTAGTTATCTTATCACTTTTGTTTTCCTCAACGAATTCATTAAACTCTTCGATCTTCAAATCTTCTGGCCACATACCAAAATCCTGTACTATCTTCTCTATTCCTGCTGGATGTAGTGGTGGTTCTATACGAGTGGCGCACACGATGTTGTCCTTTGTTTTAATATCCATCATGTGTTTGTCTGCATGAGGACCAAGAATCATATCAGCGTGAAATGCTATTACGTATTCTCTATCGGCCCATTGAAACATATTATCGTAAGCGAAGCCTATTCCTTTTGGAGTCTCTTCGTGGTTTTGAATGAACTTAATACCATTCTCTCTCAACCATTCTACAGTTCCGTCTGTGTCTTGATCTACGTACACAATGATTTGATTCGGATAGTAAGAATTATCTTGAATAGATTTGATACACGGTTTTAAGTATCGTAAATTGTTCTTGCTTGGTATGCAGAATGTTATCATCTAAAAAATTTTTTATACTTTTGTTTGTTATCTAGTAAATACTTTGGTAGTTGCGATTCATCTATAACATAATAAAACTCTGATCTGCCTAATACGTCTTTACCTGAATCTAAGTTGCTCTTAATCTTGTCTTTTACTTCATCGTTATTAAACTCTTGATGTCCATAAGCCTCTATCTTTAATCTCATTTTATCTTCTCCTCCCATAAAACTAAAGTGCCAACCTGCATTATTTATATAAGTGTACTTTGTTTTTGATGGCGTTCTTAAATGATTCAAACAAGATCCTTCAATGTTTTCGTATTTAGTTAACGTAGTACCTGCCCAAGGTTCGTTAGACTTACTGTTTAGATAACCCACGTAAACTAATTGTTTTAACTTATAGACCGTATCGTTTTCTATATTAGAGTAATCCAATTCAGGATTCCATATCTCGTCTAAATCTCCTACGAAGCACAAATCTCCGTATTCAGCGCCTGCATTTTCTATAGCCAATCTTATCATTTCTTTTTGATAGAATTCTTTTAACCAATGTAGTTCTCCCTTTGGTACATTAGATGTAGTCAGTGCTTGGATACAAACCTGCTTTTCAAATTCATTGGTCTTATCGTTTACTATTCTCTGTTGTAAATCCTCAAACGATTTTGGTGGTGTAAACGTAACATGGTGGTGGATCTTATGTAAGTACTTTTCAAATCTCTGTTTGTTGTCGCTGAAATGCAACTGCTTCTGTTTACCTGAAAAAGTCTCTACGCATTCTACCAATACAAACTTATCTACGTAAGGATCAAGCATTTCTAATCTTAACTCTAATAGATCTAATTCGTTAAAGAATGTAAATACATCAAATACTCTAGCCATATATCTTGCTTTCTTTTTTATATAATTCAAATTCCCTCATAACATCTGTATAAGATTGTAATTGGCCTTGTCTATCCATATATGTAAACTTACGACTTATATTGTATCCGCATGCCCAATAACCATCGCTTACATTATGTCTTGCCCAATACTTGGGTGCTATAATTAAATGAGCATCACTACAAAATGCTGGGAAATAGGCAAAGCTTGAATTGGATATGATTAACCATTTTGCATTCTTAACTATTGAATAATCTTTAGCCAAATCAAAGTGATACACATTATCAGCAAGCTCTGGTAATAATCTCTTTGCCATATCAGGATTCTCAGTGATAACTAAAAATTGCATGTTAGAGTTTAAACTAAGCATGTGATAGATTGCTTTAACCCAATAATCTCTTGATAAGAATAGTGTAGGATCTGCTTCGTAGTCTCTGATATTCAATACGCATATATCATCATGACTATAGTCTATGCAATCAAATTTAGGTTTTACTTTCAACCAATCTTTAACTTCTTCTCTATAATCCCAAAAATACTCTTCGCCTTGCATAATACCCATAATTTTGGTATTATTTGCAACATTCAATAGATCTTGGTCTATTAATCTTATATCGCAACCGTGAGTACGATCGTGCTCTGAATGATCTAGCTTTATTCTTGTTTCTTTTTCTGTGTAAGTTTCATTAGTCGGTAATACTGCAGATCCTAAATCTATATCCATGAAGTATACGCCTTTATCATTGTATCTCTTATCTCCAAAGTTTTCCAATCCAGTATAACCAAATGCGTAATCATTTCTTTTGGCTATAGCTCTAGTCGTTACATAAACTGCAAGTTGATTGCCGAAGCCTTGACCGTACATGAATTCCGTGTATATCATTTATTATAATATTCTTTTTTTAAATCTTCGAGTTGATTTTCTATGTTCTTTGTTTTTATTTCCCCTTTTAAACACTTGTTGCACTTAAATTCCTCTTTTGCTAATATACTAATTTCTTTTGAGAATATTCGCTTTATTTTTTTCAGTAAGTTATACTTAGAGAGGCACTCTCCTTCAAGTATTGTCTCTATGTTGTATGTCTCCCAATTTAACATTAAATCATAACAGTTTTTTGCCCATTCTAAAGTGGTATTTCCGTTCCACATTGCTTGAGAATAACCAAATACATGATCTTCGGAACTTAATAACCACTCCATTAGACTAAATTTAGAATTTAGCTCCGGTCCTATTATTGAGGATTTGAGTATCTTAGTTTTATTACTTTTTAGCTTTATAAAACTAGAGGCCCTTTTTTTAGAAATTCCGTAATCATCATCGTCCATTTCGCAATCAGTTCCTGGATGTATCACTCTGCATTTAACATTCTCTTCTAACCATATGGGTAAATCATAATTTATTTCGAATATTTTTGTTTTTTGAGGTATCGCGCCTATACAATTTATAATGTAAGCGCCATTATAATCTAATACAAAGTCTTTAAATTCTTGACTAGGAAACTTAAGACTAGTCGTTGTGATGTTTACAGATTTTTTTTCTAAAAAAAACTGGACCATATGACCTAACATTCCTTTATGACCTAGGATTAAAGTATCCATATAATTTTAAAATTTTATTTAGTTCTTCTTTATTTACTAATGTTGTATTTGAAGTTAATTCCTCCCATTCAAAATTAAGATTCTCTAGAATATCTTTATAGTGCATATAGTAGTTGTCATCACTTTCATTATAGAAAGTACGAGACCTCTCTTCTTTTGATATCATCATTTCATGTAATTTTTCAGATATTCTCGGCTTTGATATTGTATACTCCAATCCAAAATTCTCTTTGTATATTTCAAATAGATCTTTTATTTTAAAACTTTTTAAATTCGGTATTAAATTATAACCAGTAGTACAAAGACTAGATTCTATTAAATCTATAGCTCTGTTGACGTCTATCATAAATCTTGTCATTTCCTCAGAATATAATTCTAGTTTGTAATTTTTATGTATAGCATCCCATATTAGCGGGATAATACTTCCTGTAGAATTAAAGACATTTCCATATATAACGTTAGATAGTTTAGTATTAGAATTATCTGAATTAACTATGAATGATTCTCCCGCTACAAATTTCATAGATCCATATAAAGTGGTAGCGGCTCGACTTTTGTCAGACGATATAAAACACGCAGATTCAAAATTATGTTCCTCAGCAACTCTCCTAGAATTAATCGCTCCATTTACTATGATCTTTACGGCCTCTTCTATGTTTTGATCTACAGCTTCTATTTGTTTCATACTAGCTGCAAATATACCGATATCATGATTGCTGCTAGCTCTCTTCAGTAAATCAAAATTTCTGATATCTCCTATTACACAATTTATTTTTGGAAATTGTTTTTTAATGTAGTAATGTTTAGCTTCATCTCTAGAATAAATGGTTATATCATTATGCTCATGATAACGTTCTATTATATTTTTTCCTAAATAGCCTGCTCCCCCGGTTATGAATATTCTTTTATTTTTTATCATCTTATTAAATATAAATGATTTGTTTATTCCTATTCATTTTTTTTACCATAGTCAAACCCGGGTTAATTGGAAGAGTTAGGACTTCAAATTCGTCTATTAGGTTTTGTTTTATGTATAAAGCGGTCTTATAGCAATCATTACAAGCTAAAGGATGAAACATAGAGGGATCGTAAGGGTATGTATCATGAAAAAATACGAATCCGTCTTCAATTACTCTGTCTTTAACATTCAAAAAGTCTTTCAAAGATTGCTCGTGAGAGTGATCTGCATCTATGAATACGGCATCAAACATATCATCTGGTCCAAGGCTGGCGAAGTAATCGTCTGTCATTACTCTATGAAATTCCATATTAGGTTGTAAAGGGAAAGTTGGTTCGTTAAACGCGTCTACACCAATTGCCTTTTCGCAGTATTTTGAAGCTGGTATAAACGTTGCACCGTCTCTCACTCCTAATTCTAGGTACCTTTCTGGCTTAATCCACTTAAATATATTACAAATAAATTCTGGATGATCAAAAGTTTCTTGAGGCGGAGGAACGCTCCTTAAGTAAATAGGTTTCATTGTTTGTTTTATTTATTTTTAAAAAAATCTAGAGCGTGAGTGTCTTCCACATCGTTATGATTATGTGTATAAAAAGCGTCTTCTGGAGTTTTCCAGGAATCACCTTCAGCTCTTGTTTTGGAGCACTTAATCTTCCATTCTGGCAATGTTTTCGTGTAGTAGTGATTCAATTGAGCCTTATCAAAACTTAAGTATCTTGATGAAGAACTTCTACCGTTTCCTACATAAAAGTCAACGTCTATCCAATCTTCTCCAGCTATAAAGTGTATTGAATGACGATCAAAATCTTTATGTAACTTACAAATAGGTAAGAATTGATAGTGACTTTCTGTATGCGCTTCATCCCATCTTTTCGTAAATCTTTCTAACACACTAGTATTGTTCTCATCAAAAGTAGTATGTCCACCATCACCAAACATTGCAAAATTAATGACGACTTGTCTCTGAGGAACATTATCAAATTTTGATATAAACTCTTTGACATTGTTAGTTTCTTTTAAATCTAGAAAACAATCAACATCAAAAAATGCGGCCCACTCATATTGTTCATAGTATTGTTTTCCAAAATGTGTATAGCACATAGCGTGTCTATTCCATTCCCAAGGATCATCTCTCATTGTTAAGGATAATGACTCAACATCCCATTCCATAAAATGAACTTTGTCGTTTTGTATCGCGTTATTAAACCTCCAGTTATTTTGGTATATAAAAATATCATCAAAACCTAATTTTAAATTATAATCTATCCACTCTTGCAAGTATAAATCTTCTTCTTTTGCCATGGTTACCAAGGCTATCTTTTTTTTCATATTTAGTTTTTATCTTTTAAAAAGTGTATATGTCAGTATCTAATTTGTATTTATAAACTTTTTTGTGTTAGCGAATAATAAAAATTAGTTTTGCCATGAAACCCAAATGGTATGATGCCTTCGTTTTCTGGTACATGACACTCATGACTAAATCTTGCCGCTATATCCAGTGGTGCATACTTACAACCATGTTGTTCGTATGTCTTTCTATGATATACACAGTAGAATCCATCTTCGTTATAAAAACCATGATAAGGTTTCCACTCTAAATCTAACTCTTTTGCTAGACTTAATAACTTTTTACTTCTTAGTGTAAAGCCTCCATTACCCATTCTTTGAATAACTCCATCTTCATCTCTAAAAGAAAAATCGTCTTGAGGTAGTGGAAATATTGCGCCGATGTAATCGTATTGTAAGAACTCGTCTGTCCACATATCTGGATTGACTATGTATCCATCGGGGTGTACTAGTAGTGCAAACTCGGTATCTATATACTCGTGAAGTCTATATACACAGAAGTGACTGAACTGCTCATAATTTATGGGTTCACATTTAATTATCTCTACATCGTCTGCTTGAATATCTTGTGACGTGATTAACTTTTTTGCAGCGAACTCTATTTCTCTACAAGAGTATCTTATTGCTTTTAATGATTGTTCTGCAGTTATGGTATCTACAGCAACTATAGTTACGTTATCTAGTTTCATATCTTCTTATTACTCTTTGAATTTCTTCTTGTTTTTGTTTCTCAGTCATCATGTTAGTTGTTCTAACCTCTGCGTTTCTATTTACTGCGCATACCATGTCTATTACGACAGGATCTCCGTATAACATGTGCAATCTCTTATAGTATTCTACATCCACTAACCAATTCAAAGTTTCATCAAATTTTGGTTTCGTATATTCGTTTCTAATTGTTAGTACAGACGGACAACTTATAGTATTAACTCCAACGTATATGCGATCATGATAGTGCGGTGTCATTCTGTCGTACATAGTTACGCAATCATCAGTATGTACGCATGCGGTGATAAACCAGTCTTTGTCTTGATTCTCAGCTATGCTATCGTATATTATTTGAAGTGAATCTACATCGTATAAGAAATCGTCTTGAAATAACATTTTGATAAATAGTCCGCTTGAATGTTCAATGGCATTATTCATATTAGGCGCTATCTTGCCTCTACCGTTAGAGTTTCTAAAGTACTTAATATTCATCATTGATCTCCATGAATTACATAAGTTCTCTATGTCGTCATCTTCGCTATGATCTGATATCACGACTTCGTAATCTGTAAAGCTCTGCTGCGCTATTATGTTAAATGAGTGTTCTAAGTATTCCACTCCTTTGCCTTTAATTCCCCATGTGGGTATTGCAATGCTAAAGAAAGGTATTACGCTTTTATCCATGATTGTGGGTATAAATCTTTTGTATCATGAACTCCATTGTATGCAGGTCCGAACCACTTCTTTGGAGCTACGACTCTTTTATCGGGGTTTTGGTTTAACCATGCACCCCACCAACTAAAACTACTATTCGCTATTACGTTGTGATGGCACATACTCATCATGCACATGTCTACATCAGGTTCGTTTCCTTCCATATAAACAATGTTCTCTTGATCTCCGAATAACTCTTTAGCATATTCTATATCGTCAGAGAATACTAGGAAGCAATAGTTACCATCCATAAAATAGGTCATAGCATTGAAGTAATAGTCTGCGTCCATTACTGGATGGAATTGTTGAAGTCCTGCATAATCTCCCTTTCTTAAATGCACAGACACAAATTCTAATTGCATAGGAAATGTTGGAAAAGCAGACTCGGCTTTCTTTTTTGTTTCTGAATTAAACTCAAAGAATTCTCTTATTGTTTCGCTACAGTGTTCAAAGTACTTCTCTGTTTGAAAGTAACCCATCAAATTGGTTTGGTCTGGTACTCTAAATAGATCTTGACAGAAGTGGAAGTAAGGTTCTTGAGCTACGTGTAATGTTTGTATTTCGGATTGCGGTTTCAATGTTAACTTAACGTTATCGAAGTATTTTGGTAAATCAAAATAAACCTCTCTTCTAACTCCGTCTTTGAAATGCTCTACGCTTGGTACATCTACATTCTCTTTTGGAAATGCTACATCGTGTCCAGTTTTATTAGCTACACCTACAGTGGAAGCAAACTGAAACATTTGGTTGCCCAGCCTTCCAAAATGTCCTATCTTATTATAACTTATCATATCATTTGTTTAACGGCTTCGTAAACTCCTATAGATGGGAAAAATCCTAATGATCCTAATTTGCTTGAGTCCAAATACATGGATTCTACTTGCACTATCTTATGAAAGTCTGATGCTTCCATAGTTCCTATGTTACTGTGAGATCCTATTTCTTGTTTAGCGTAAGCAATAATATCTTTGAATAGCGTTGGCTTTCTTGCAGATCCTAAATTGTATATCTCTCCGCTTTCTCCGCGATCCATAACAAACTTAATACCATCAACTACGTCGTCAACGTGTACGAAGTCTCTATAGAATTCTCCGTTGTTGTATAAATTAATATCTCTATTGGCCTTCAATTCGTCTATTAAAAATTGTAATGCATTCTTTTTCTTTGAAACTTTGCCGTCTCCTTTGCCTATTACATTTCCAAGTCTTACAATTTTGTATTTAATATTAAAAGTCTTACAGTAAGATTCTATTAATTGTTCTGCTGCTAATTTAGTTATAGAGTAGAATCCCTTTGGTTTACATGGAGAAGATTCTCTAGCTG